CATCGGCACACAGATCGACGCAGATGGCCTTTTGCTCTCTGTGACGGGCGGCTATGTGGATGCATGTGGCGTACTGTTGCTGGAGGGAGAGACCGCAGACGGCTGCGAAGTCAGTAACTTGGCGCTGTCCACCGTTACGGTCGTAGGATGTCCCACCGAAGCACAGCGCGCAGTCATCGCCAGCGCAGCGACCGGGTTTGATTGAAGGTCGCCATGGCGACAGTGCGGCCCTGTGCCCCCCCCACCCCTTTCTTGGGTCCTTCCTGACCCTCCGAAGCCCACGGGCATTGCGCGCGCCCGATAGTCCACTAGCTCTGCGTGCGAAAAGGTGTCCGCAGTGGCTTGGCTTTCGATCAGGGAATTCGCGCGCCGCGATGGCTGCGATGACAAGCTGGTCCGGCGCGCCATCGAGCAGAAGAAACTAATTCCCAATGAAGACGGTAGGTTAGACGAAGCGCTAGTCGGAACCGGTTGGCGAAAGACGAACCGTCACGGCGGTGCGGACAGTGCGGACAAAACTGCGGACACTTCGCAAAAGGTGTCCGCACCCGCCGCCAAGCTGGTTGGCACCGGCGAACGGCAGTCCGCCGTCAAGCCGCTGCCGGAAGTGCCGCCGAGCGGCATCGACTTCAAGTCTGCGCAGGAGTTCGTGGAGAAGATCCTGTCGGGTCAGTTCCTCGATCACGGCGACGCCGAGGCCATCAAGGAAAATGGTCTCGCCCTGAAACACATTCTGGCCGGCATGCAGGCGTCCGGCGAATTGGTCTCTTTCGAAACTGCCCAGGCCGTCTTCTTCGAAACCTTCCGATCGCACCGGGACGTCTGGCTCAACTTCCCCACCAAGGTGGGGCCACTTATCGCGGCGGAACTTGGCATCGAGCCGGACCGGCTGATCGAGGCCTTGACCAAGCATGTCCACCAGCAGTGCGCAGACCTCGGCGAACCTGACGCCGATTTCAGCGGACCAGGCGGAACGGCTTAAGCGCGCCGGCCGTCAGGGCTGGACGCCGCCGCCTCGCATCAGCGTCCCGGATTGGGCGGACCGCTATCGGAAGAAGCCGCGGGAATCCGGTTCCACCGCCGGCAACTGGCGCACTTCGGACGTTGAGGCGGGCCGCGGGCCGATGCTGGCCGCCACCGAGCCCGGCGTCCACGTCATCACGGTGATGGTCTGCACCCAGCTGCTGAAGACCTCGTTGCTGGAGAATATCTGGGGTCGCTCGGCCCACCTTGACCCTTGCCCCTTCCTGCTGGTGCAGCCGAAAGAAGAGGCAGCGGAAGCCTTCTCGAAAGAGCGCATCACGCCGCTGATCCGCGCCACGCCCGCCCTGCGAAAGCTGGTGGGCACCGCGAAGATGCGAAGCGCCGACGAGACACAGACTTACAAGCCCTATCCAGGCGGATTCCTCGCCCTGGTCGGCGCTGGTAGTCCTGACAACCTTGCGCGCCGGCCGGTGCGCATCGTCGCTTATGACGAGGTCGACAAGTATCCGGTCACCCGCGAGGGTGATCCAATTACGCTCGGCGACGAGCGCATGGCCACCTTCGACAATGGCCTGAGCATTCGGGCCTGCTCGCCGACGGTCGATGACGAAAGCCGGATCGCCGCATCCTTCGCGGATTCCGATCAGCGCGTGGCCAGCATGGCGTGCCCGCATTGTGATCATCGCCAGTTCTGCGATTTCTTCCGCCATGTCCAATGGGACAAGGACGGCGCGCAGCACAAGACCAAGACGGCGCGCATCTATTGCGAGGCCTGCGGCGCGGGGTGGAATGAGGGCGACCGACACAAGGCCCTGCAGACAATCCGCTGGCATCAGACCCGCGCCTTTCAATGCTGCGGCGAACGCCATGTGCCGCTGGAGATCTATGATCGCGCCTGGCGTAATGACGCAGAAGATGCCGTCAGCCAAGTGTGGGACTGGTGGGCGTCCGATAGATACGCGGTCTATCGCGCCAAATGTCCGACATGCGGAAAGTGGCTCGACAACGAGCATGCGGGCTTTCAAGGCTCGAAACTTCTCAGTCCATGGCGCCGCGATGCGCCCGCGGCGATCGCCGCGAAGTGGATCGCGGGCAAAGACGACGAAGACAAAAAGCAGGCCTTCTTCAATACCCAGCTTGGCCTGACCTATCGCCCGCACGCGGGCAAGGAATTGAAGCTGGAATCACTGGCCGCGCGCGGCGAGGTGTGGGACGCGGAAGTCCCCGATGGCGTGGCCATGACCACGGTCGGCATCGATATCCAGGATTATCGCGTTGAGGTTGAACGCGTCGGTTGGGGCAAGAACGAAGAGAGCTGGTCGCTCGACTATCAGGTGTTCGACGGCGAGTTCGATGATCCGAAGGTGCAGGAAGCCCTGGACCTTTATCTCAAGCGAAAATTTCGGCGCGCCGACGGGCGTGAGTTCGCGGTTGAGGCGGCCTGCATCGATTCCGGCGGTCACCATACCCAAGCGGTGTATGACTTTGCCAAAGCGCGGCTCGGCCGGCGCATCTGGGCGATCAAGGGCGAAAGCGCACGGACCGGACAGCGGAATCCGGTGTGGCCGACAAAGCGGCCGACGTCGCGCACCAAGAAATCGTTCCGGCCGGTCATCATCGGCGTGAACGCCGCCAAGGACTCAGTCCGGCAGCGGCTGCATACCGAGTATCCCGGGCCCGGCGTCGCCGCGGCGGGGTATATGCATTTCCCCGCGGATCGGGATCTGAACTATTACGCGCAGCTGCTTTCAGAGCGCAGCGAACTCAAGACCGTCTCTGGCCAGAAATTTCGGGTGTGGACGCTCGCGGCGGGCAAGGCGAACGAAGCCCTGGACTGCCGCGTCTATGCCTATGCCGCGCTGTGCGGCCTGATGCATCTGGGCCTGAAACTGAACAAGCGCGTCGACGAGGTCAGCGCCACCATCATTCCGGTGGAAGACAGGCCCACGCCACGAGACGTGGAGTTGGACCCGGTCATTGCGGCCAGGACGGAAGCAGAGGCACCGGCCCCCGCAAGAGGGCCGACTGTCAAGTCCGAAGCACCGACAAAGAAATCGGCGGCAAGCCGCCTGGCATAAGGACCGCCCATGACCTGCATCAATCCCATTTTCGCGGGGATGAGCACCGGCCAGCTGCAGGCGGCGCTGACGGCCGCGCAAACTGCATACATCGCGCTTTCGATTGGATCGAAAGCAGAAACCGTATCGTACACCCAGGGCGACGGTAGCAAGAGCGTCACCTACACGCGCGCCAACATCGCCAATCTGACCGCGCTTATCCTTCAACTCCAACAGGCTTTGGGCATCATCAAACGCGCCCGGCGACCCGTAAGGTTCCAGTTCTCGTGACTGACAAACCGCGTGCCCCACAGATCCTCGACCAGCACGGCAATGTGATGGAGCGCAGGCGTCCGGTCTCGCACGCGCTCGCCGGTGGCCCCTTCGGCGGTCAGAACTTGCCCTATGACGCGGCCGATATGTATGGCGAGCATCTGGGCGCGTGGCAGCCTTATTTGTGGTCGCCGGATGCCGAGCGGAATATCTACCGCGACCGCATCGTCAGCCGTGTGCGCGACGTTGCCCGCAATGATGGCTGGGCCTCCGGCGGTCTTACCCGGATTCTTGACAGCGCCATCGGTGCGAATTTCCGCCCGCTGGCGAAGCCGGACTATCGCGCCCTGGCCAATGCGACGGGCATCAAGGCATTCGATGCCAAATGGGCCAAAGAGTTCGGTTCGGTAGCGGAAAGCAATTATCGCACTTGGGCGCTCGATCCCGGGCGCTGGTGCGATGCGCAGCGCGCGATGACGCTGCCGCAAATCTATTATGTCGGCTTCCGGCACAAGCTGCTTGACGGCGACGCCGTTGCGCATCTGCCATATCTGCTGAACCGTATCGGTTCGGGGCGCGCGCGCTATGCAACCTGCGTCCAACTGATTGACCCTGATCGGCTGTCCAATCCCCAGATGCAGTTCGACCAACAGGCCATGCGAGGTGGCGTCAAAGTGGACGATTGGGGCGTCGCCACCGGTTATTACATTCGATGCGCCCACCAGGGCGACTGGTTCAGCGCACAGAAGAGCGTGACCTGGGATCTGATCGAGCGCGAAACCGAATGGGGGCGCCCGGTCATCATTCATGACTTTGATCATGAGCGGGCTGGGCAGCATCGCGGTGGTACTGGCATCCTGGCGCCTGTGCTGCAACGCCTCAAGATGCTGGTCAAGTATGATGGGACCGAGCTGGATTCCGCGGTCGTAAATGCGATGTTTGCGGCATTCATAGAAGCGCCCTTCGACCATCAGTTTGTCGAGCAGGCGCTCGGTGACGATGTGAGCGAACTGAGGGGCTATCAGGACCTTCGCAAAGACTTCCACGACGAGCGCCGCATCATGCTGGGCGGCGTGCGCATGCCCACGCTCTTCCCGGGCGAGAAGATCGGCACTGTCGCCGCGACGCGACCCGCGACAAACTTCCGCGACTTCGAGGCTGCGGTTCTGCGCAACATTGCCAGCGGAATGGGCTTGTCTGCTCAGCAGCTATCGCAGGATTGGTCCGATGTGAACTATTCCAGCGCACGCGCGGCGCTGCTGGAGGCTTGGAAGACCTTGAGCCGCCGCCGCGCGGACTTCGCCGTTGGCTTCTCCGGTCCGATTTATGGCGCCTTCCTGGAGGAATCCATGGAGGTGGACGAGTACCCGCTACCTGCCGGAGCGCCAGATTTCATGGAATTTCGCGGTGCATATGGCAACGCCAACTGGATCGGTCCCGCCCGCGGCTGGGTAGACCCAGTGGCCGAAAAGCAGGGCGCGGTGCTTGGCCTCGATGCCGGCTTCGACACGCTGGAGGCCCAATGCGCAGAGCAAGGCCAAGATTACATCGAGGTCCTGGATCAGCGCCAGGAAGAGCGCCAAGCCTTTATCGAGCGCAATTTGCCTTTCCCAGTGTGGCAGGGCGACAAGAACCAGGCATCGGTTGACGCCATGCAAGCCAGCAAGAAACCGCAGGCCGCCTGATGGAAAATTGCATTCTCCAGCCGCAGCGGCTGTTCAATCAGTCGCTGGTGCTTCTGCGCGACGAAGCAGAATTGATCGCACAAGACGTGCGCATGCACGGGCTTGGCAAGGTCACGCTCGAATCTGCATTGGCAAGCCTGGGTGATGATGTCGAAGCCAAGCCATCGGTGGGCTACACCATCGTTGAAGGTGTGGCGATCATCCAAATCGAAGGCGTTTTGGTTCAAAAGCTCGGTCTGCTCCGACCGTTCTGGGGTCTGACCGGCTATGACGGCATCCGCCAGAATATTCTGATGGCAGTTGCGGACCCCGACGTGCGTGCGATCGTGTTGCTCATCAACAGCCCCGGTGGAGTGGTCCACGGCTGCTTCGACCTGGTGGACACAATATATGAATGTCGGGGCGACAAGCCGATCTGGG